TCACATTTTGACCACATTGCCCATGAGATTACTGAATTTCTGAGCTGCGCCTCTACGCATTGTTTTTGTAATATGAAGGTAGATTAATCTTGTAGTCTTGTCGTCCTTATGGCCGAGTCTCTCCATTGTTTCCTCTAATGTCGCCCCAGCTTCCGCTAAGAGCGTTGTGTGGGTGTGACGTAAGGAATGGGGAGTTAATTCACTGCCGAGCTCTGTGAACGACAACAGTCGCTTCATACGAGCTTCTGGGTTCTTTTGAACATCAGGATATCCAGGGAATTTACTTCCGAGATTAGGGAATACAAAGTCTCCATCATAATAATATTTTTTGCGATACTTCATTTTATAAATATTCAAGAGGGCACGTTGGTTCTCAAATATTTTTTTTAAGTAATCATCAAACTCAACCTTACGTATGCTGGCTTTAGTTTTGGGAGGTACCAACTCATACAAGACTGTATTATTACTTGCAGAATGATAAGTTTTTGTAATTGATATGGTCTTCTCTTCTAAATCAATATCTTTCCATTTTAGAGCCGTAGCTTCTCCGATCCTTAGTCCTGTATAAGATAAGACTGTAAATAGGTTAAAATCTTTGTCTATTCCATTTTCTTTAGCAATCTGTAAAAAATGAGCCAGTTGATCTTTTTCCATGAATTTTGGCAAAGATTCCCCATTCTCTATTTCTTCTACGGTTATTTTTTTTCGGGGAACTTTAGCGTATCTTGTCGGGTCAACCTTTAACTCTCTCATCTCAATAGCCCATTGAAATATCATTTTCGCAGTGGCGTGGATGCTTATGATTGTTTCGTTTGCTAGTCCTTTATCCTTCAAATTAATTAATATTTTTTGATAGTTTAATCTTGTGATCTTACTGAGTGGCGTTGCGCCAAAATAAGAGTTTAGTTTATTAATTCTCGTCCTTCTTACTTTCACGCTACCAAGAGATACCTCACCAGTAGAGGCATAGAATTCTAACCACTTTGCTGCATAGTCACGGAAATTAAGCTTTGTTTCTTTTGTGTAGATACCGTCAGCCACGTCATTCTCAATTTTTCCTGCCGCAAGTTCGGCTTCCCTTTTAGTTTGGAAGCCACCTTTCGATTCCTGCTCCCTTTCATTGGTTACAGGATTACGTCCAACATCTACGGTATAAGACCAAGTCTTTCCCCGCTTACGTATATAAGCCATAAGTTCAGCCCCCCATCAAGTCATAAGTCTATTAATAGAATTCATGAAATAATTCTGGAATGCCACATCGATTCAAAAATTGATTGCTAGTCTCCCATATTTCAGGAAGTTCTTTACCGATAAGGAGATTAACAGCAAATTTATTAGCTTCTCGTTCAATTTTGTCAACAGAATATAGCGTGTTTTTTCGCAAAAATGGGGTATTAATATCAGGGTGCAAAAAGTGATGTCCTATTTCATGACTAACTGCAAATAAAACTAACGATTCATCTAATCGTTCATTGATATGAATTTGAGGTATACGGGAAAGTTTCACATAGTAACCCCATATATTTACTCCCAAATCTTCATAAAAAATATCAATCCCCAACAAAGCGGCAATCTTCAAGGGATTATTAGTTGCATGCGTTTTAATGATCCTTTGGACAATGTCCATTAAGAATACCTCCGAAGATTCAGCGATGTTTTTTTGGAGTGAATTTATTTTTAGCCATTTGACGTGATGTGCGTAAAGCATTCTCAAGTGATATTTTAAGTAGTTGTCTGTCTTCCTCATCCATAGGTTCACCCATAAATGCGAGAGAAGTGTCACTTTCAAGTTCGGCCATCATATTTTCGAGTTTTGTAGCGATATCTTTTTCCTCTTTCGATGTGAGACCATTCATATCGGCATCGGAAAAAATTTTATCTATATCAACTTGATAGACTTGTGCCAACTTTTTAATTGTCTCCAGCCCAGGCTTTCTGTTTTCGTTCTCATAATGAGAGTAGGTTTGTTTGCTGATCCCCAATTTTTTAGCCACTTCTTCCTGGGTCCATCCTTCTATTTTCCTTAGGTCGCGCAACTTTTGACCGTACAAATTAATTCCTCCCATATAGTTCTAGTTACATACATAATATGTGTAAACAGAAAAAATGTCAACATATAAGCGACAAAATGCGTAAATAAATAGTAATATACGGGTTGACATCGCCTAAATGTTGTTTTATTGTTAAGTCAACGCCTAGGCGACAAAGAATCGAGGTGATAACACTGAATAATAATATTATTGCTAAAAAGCGTAGAAAATTGAAAAAGACTCAAGAGGTAATGGCAAAAGATTTGAAGATATCCAGACAGCACTATAATGCTGTGGAAAACTTCAAGAAATCACCATCGGTTGAACTGGCGAAAGGTTTAGCCGAAAGACTTGATTTAGATTGGACCATTTTTTTTGGACATGTAGTCAACAAACAGGCGACTAATGAGGAGGGATAACCTTGACAGTTAAAGATAAACAGAAAATGAAAGAGGATTTATTCCGGGATATTATAAAGGATCTAATACAAAGCGAAGGGCGCACTCATGCTTCAAAAGGAGGTACCCAAGATGGTGAAGCGTCACAAAATACTAGTCGCTGAAGAATTACCGGATGTTTGTACACCGCAAATATGTGCTGACTTCTTGGGGGTATCACGAAATAGAATTTATGAATATTGTCAGCTATCCCCTGAAGTAAATGGTATTCCAAGTTATACGATCGGTGGTAGTAGGAAGATTGATAAAGCAGATTTACTTCTTTGGAAAGAGGCACAGCGGAAGTCTGGATTACAAAGATTTGCAGTATCTGGATAACAGTATGTTCAAATTTCTAGATCGTATACTTCTTGGGTCAAAGAGGGTACAGCTGCGAGCCACTAACTATACAAAGGAGATAGGATACATTGAAAATGACAATCAACATAATGCGGAATGTGTGTGGATTATATCTAGCGCTTCGTGATCAGGCAGAAGCTGAGGGGTTAACCCAAGCGGCTGAAAATGCCACTAAGGGATATCGTTTCTATCGCGAGTTGCTGAATCAAGCATACGAAAAACGGCCATCCGGGGTAGGAGCCGGACAGCCGTCACTTAGTTGGAAAATAACAATTAAGACAAGAATACCACTGCCAGGAGGTGTTGGCAATGGCAAAGAGAGTGCGATCAGCGGAGCGGACGGAACTCCGTAAGAAGCTTCGTGATCTTTATCTCGATCAATCGGCTTATCTTTTAACTCACATTAAACCATCTACGGCGATCAATTTTAAGATCGACAAAGCAAAAGCCGCACTAGCCAAGGTGGACCGTAGATCTATTCATAAAGATACTCCACAGCGTCCACGGGTTCGGAAAGCGAGGAAGCTATGAAGGATGAAGAATTAGACTGGCACATCGAACAAAGCAATAAAATGCGGGATCAGGCGAAGGCATACGACGAAAACGCACCAGGTGCAATGGTTGAGATCGTTCGGCTCTTAACGGCAGCTTATGAGCTTATGGGTCGGATCTCCGCTCAGATGGACGGAGACTATGAAAAAGTCTATACCCTACGTCAGAACACATTCACGTTAGCCAAATCTCAGGCAAAGAAGGGCGATAAGATCCTGACTGCTGAACTGGCCACAATGGAACTTCGTAATCTTGAGGCTGAAGCCTACGAACAGAAAATGTTCTGGCGTAATGAAAGGGAATCCGTAAAAGAAAAAATATACGAACTTAGAATGCGTGTACGAATTGATATGCAAACAGGAGGTATGGCTAATGGGTAGCTTTGATTTTCGCCCGGTTCCCAAACCGGAACATAAGCGTGTTAAGCGTAAGCAGGGCCAGGAGACAGCCATTACAGCTAAGGTAGACAAAGAGATATACCGTCGGGCAAGCGAGGAAGGGTATACCGTCTGTGAGCATTGCGGCTGCAGCGTTCCAAGATTTCGATTTGAACGGTGCCATATGCTTAATGCATCTCAATACGGAACAGGCCGGGCTCCATGGAATGTGGTTATCTTGTGTGGTCCCCGTAATGATAACGGCAGCTGCCATCATTGGGCAGATGAAACCATTGAAGGGCGAGACTGGAAGGCGCGGAAGCAGGCAGAACTTTATCTTTACTACACGGCCGGAGATGGTCGGCAATATTGGAAATAAGGGCATGCATTTTGTCCGGCGGACGTCCTATGGACATCCATCGGATAACAACGGGACAACGCACGGAGGTCCGCAGGATGTCCAAGCGCTGTCCGTGCATGTCCAAGCGGGGAGCAGGTGAACAGCATAAATGTTATGGATTAAGAGCTACCAGGCGACCGACAGAGACCCCAAAACACGTAAGTTTTGCCGTGCAACCGGCTTGGACACTCCGACAGCGGTAGGGTCCCTGCACATGTTTTGGTGGTGGGCGCTGGATTGGGCACCTTCAGGGGACATCACTCAGTTTGAACCTATAGACATTGCCGAGGCAGTGAGTTTTAAGGGCGAACCAGAGGTTCTATTTTCAGCCTTGCTGGAAGCGGGTTATGTGGCAAAAACCATGGACGGGCATGAGATTGTCAACTGGCATGAGATTGGCGGCCAGATCATCGAAGCCCGGAAAAAGGACGCACTTCGGAAGGCAGAGGCCCGGAAGAAGCGTGATGAAAAAAAGCCGCGTCCGCCGGATGTCCATGAGAAGTCCGGCGGACAAGAACCGGACAACCCCGGACAAGGACCGGAAGTCCGTTCTATAGAGAAAGAATTAGATTTAGATAAAGATTTAGATTTAGAAGTAAAAGAAGATTTAAATATAAACGGTCATGCAGATCAAAATGCAGATCAAAATAAAAATCAAAATCAAGACCAAGACCAAGATCCGAAAAATGAACTGACCGCCGAAAAATCAGTAGCGCCGAAAGAGCCCGAAAAACCCGAAAACCCGGGTAAAAAGGGTCTGAAAGGGCGGAAAAAGCCCGAATATCCGCCCGAAAGCCCGTATTTCAAAATGGCAGAGTATTTTAAAGAGCAGATTGACAAAATGGCTGCTGCAGAAGGGCTCGCGAATTTGACCATACGCACGAACATCCAATCATGGGCTGACACGTTCAGGCTGCTGGTTGAAGTGGACGAGCAGAACGATTTCCGGCTGATCCAGGACGTGATTGATTGGGTAGTTAAAGATCCGTTCTGGAAGTTGAACTGTCAAAGCGCCAAAACGCTGCGGGAGAAATTCCCAACGTTTGCTCTGGCGACAAAAGAGGCGCAGAAGAAAGCTGCTACAGCTAAAAAGGGTTCCGGCGGCGCGGGCGGGGGCCGGGGAGGATACGGCCATCAGAAGCAGGTTATCGAGATTGTCCAGCAAGATCCGGAAGCTGGAAAGGTCAGTGATGAAGAATTTGCTGAAATGATGGCCAAGGCTGCTGAGATCAAGGCAAGCAAACAGGGGGCGGTCGGAAAATGAGCTACCTTCTGAGATCGCCAGGGATGCACCACTGTTCATGTGGCTGGGAAGGCAAGCCGCAGCGTGACAAGAAGGCCATGAAGCCAGTCGATAAATGCCCCATGTGTTCTCGGGTTACAGCACTCATACCTTTACGGGAAATACCTGGATTCTGCTTCTGTTGTGCTTCCACAAGCGGGAAGCTGCAAATTATAGATCATACGATGGTACGTGAATGCCGCATATGTGGCGCAAAACTCAATTTACACACGGTAAAGCCGTGGATATGGGAGGTCAAAGGGATGGAACAAGCAGTAAATAAGCTTAAAACGGAAATGGAAGCGTCGAAGAACCCCTATGTGAAAGTGGTTGGAGAACTTCTGCTCAAGGTGTTGGAGATCAATCCTGCTGCAGCTGAGAAGGTACTGGCTGATGGTAAGACCATTGCGGGAGCGTTAACTGCAATGAAAACTGAAGCTTCCAAGAACAAATTTGATGGCATGGCAATGATGACGGATGAAGAGGGGTATGCCATTGCGTTGAAGTATTTCGGATTTACCGCAACAATTCCCGCTCCTGCAGTAGCACTGGCTCCGGCAGCTCCTGTACTGCCACCCGCTCCGGTGGCATCACCGCCAACGCTTGGTATTTCTGTTGATGATCTGTTTGGTGATCTGTAAAGGGGGAGCGGGAGAATGAATGTAGCATCAGAAGCGCACACGGCCCATTTCGGACCGATCAGCAAAGAAATGATTGATTATGTCGAAAACAAAGTCCTGCTTCATAGTCGCTATTTATTCACTCAAACTGTTATGCGTGTTCAATATGCTTATTGTACTCATTGCAATCAGCACCATCGTCCGGAAGAAACGTTAAAGCATTGTCAGAAAGCGGTTTGTCCTCATTGTAGTTCTCAATGCACGGTAAAGAAGAGTCATGTTGGCCGCAAATACTTGCAGGACAAGGCCTATGTTGTTTTCTATGAGAAATCAATTATTGATCCTCGAGTAATGACTGCAGTCGGGTTTTACGTTAGGCGGGACTATAGCGGCGATTACAAGAACGTTACAACCTACTATAAGGCATCCTGCAGCTATGTGTTCAAGGAGAATGGTGAAAGCACCATGTACTATACAGGCTATTACAGTGACACGCAGTGGTATAAGCGGGAGAACATTACTTCTGAGTATCCCTTATACAAAAACGGAGTTCCGTGTTATTGCTCTCTGGAGAGCATTAAGGCAGCGGTTAAGGGGACACCAATGCAATATAGCACCTGGGAAAACTATTGGGACGGCAGCGGAAGCGATATGACCAAGTTTTTCGGATTGTATTCAAAGTATCCATGCATTGAATACCTTACAAAGCTGAAATACGAATATTTTGTCTGGGCAAAGCTTTATGACATGCGTACTTACGATGCCATCAAATGGAGTGGAAAAACCATAGAAGAGGTATTACGGCTCCGCAAAAAGGATCTAAAGCAGTTCATCAGCAATAAATCGACTATTCTGGAGCGGGACGAAATAGGGGCGCTCACGTTAAGGCTATACCAGTTGACTCTGAAAGACAGCAATCGTCCCAATTTTGAAGAACTGAAGCGTATTGCAACGAATGTGTATCCGTATTTTTCCCAAATGAAACCAATGTTTAAATTTCAAAATGTAAGGGCGTGCGCTAGATACATCGAGAAGCAGTTCAGCAAAAATCGTCGTGTCTTCTATGACAAAACCAGTGTCGTGACCATGTGGAAGGATTACATGGAAGAGTGTAAGACATTGGAGTTTGACTTAAAACGGTTGGAAATCGTGTTTCCCCACAATCTCGCTACCGCACATGAGAGCACTATGTCTCAGGTCAAAATCCAAATGTCGGAAATTGAAAAGCGGCGAATTGCCCAACGGGCGCAGGAGCTGGAAGTTTATCGCTTTGCTTGGAGAGATTACATCATTCGTCCTGCTCAATCGGGTCAAGAGATTATTGACGAGGGAAAGATTCTGAGCCACTGTGTTGGCGGTTATGCGCAGCGTCATGCGAAAGGGGAAACAAGTATCCTGATGATTCGCAAATACGCTGATCAGGATACACCATTCTTCACATTGGAACTGAAGGATGGACAAGTAAAGCAAGTGTACGGTTATAAAAACCTTCGCATGAGTGGAGATTTGATAGAACTCATAGATGCTTTTAAAGCTGAAAAGCTCGTTAAGGGTAAGAGAAAGACCAAAAATTCAAATAAACCGCAGGGGGTAGCAGTATGACGCAATTATCTTTGAGAACACCGGAAGTCATTGCCATTGAGATTATTAGTATTCGGGACCACGTTCAGCGGACGGCCATTCATGGGGCTATCGAAATCGGCCGTAAGCTGACAGAGGCCAAGAAGATGTTGCCACATGGAGCATTTGGGGATTGGTTGGCTGATCATGTGGGATTCTCTCAATCGCAGGCCAATAACATGATGGCCATCTTTGACGGCTATGGTTCGCAGCAGCTTGACATGTTCGGAGAGAATTTGAAATCCCAAACGTTTGAGAATTTGACACCGACTCAAGCACTGGCCTTGCTGGGCGTACCCGAAGAGGAGCGGGAGGCATTTGTGGTTGATCAAAAGGTTGAAGAGATGTCCACCCGGGAGCTGCAGGAGGCAGTAAAAGAGCGGAAGCAGGCTATTAAGGAGAAGGAAGCAGCCGAAAAAGCTGCTGCCAAGGCTGAGAAGGCAGCGGAACAGGAGCGGAAGGCCCGGGAGAAGCTGGAGATCCAACAGAAGGACCACTCTGTCATTGTACAGCGCCTGCAGGAACAGCTGGACGCCGCACAAGCCGCTTCCGCTTCCGGTGATGATGGAGCAGCTGCGGAAGCAGAGGCAGCAGCCGAACAGCTCAGGGCAAGCTTGTCTAAATCGGACGAGCAGCTGATTGAATCGCATAAGCGCATTAAGGAGCTGGAAGCAGAAATCAAGGCGAAGCCAGTAGAAGTGGCAACGGCAACCGAGACTATCTATGCTACACCGCCAGAAGTACAGGAGGAGCTGGATCAGCTGCGCAAGAAAGCCGCTTCCAACACCGTGCAGGATGTTGCCTTGTTTAAAGTACATGTAAAGACTGCAGGCGACGGATTTAACGCAGCTCTGAATGTGATCAACAGTATCAAGGTCAAGGATGTCGAAACTGCGGAAAAGTGCATCAATGTTCTGAAAGGGACTCTTGATCGTATGCAAAAAATGCTTATTGCCGTAACACGGCCAGAACCTGAATAATGTTCTTTTTCTTTGGTATCAATGATCCCGAGGTAATCGCCATTGAGAGCCTCTTAGGCGAGAGCATTCAGATAATGAGGCAATACCATTGCTATCAAACACATGTGGGGCAAATAGCTCATTATTACGCACTGACCGTTGATTCACTGTATGACTTATCCATTGCTGAGGATTCGAATTATAGCCGTATATTTGCTCGTTATGATCGTACCATCATGGAGCGGGACAATGACTATTTCCGTGGGGCTGAAAATTCGCCCCTGAATCGCATATTTCGCAAAGAGATTTAAGAAAGGGTGAATAACATGAATTGGGATAAGTTTATCAAGGATCTCCGAGAGTCGAACGATTTGGCCAAAGCGGCAGCCGAAGCTATTCCAGACGGCGGAAGTGCAAATTTAGATTCAGTGTTCCTCTGTATTCCGCGCCAGTCTGAAAGAAAGGTGTTGGAAGCCATCCGAAAAGCCGGGCTCTATTGCCGTTCTAAACGGCGTTGGATTGGAGAGGGTTATATGATCAACCCGGACAGTGGAGGGCAAGCAGATAAGCGCTGCAAAGCTGTGACGGTCATGTATAAGGAATTGGCTGGGCGTGGTTGGGATGTTCTCACTTACCGTAAGGTAGATTAGGAGGAGCGATGTTCTTCTTTTTTGATCCACCAGCTCCATCGGTTTCCAAAGACAAGTACCGTCCAGGCGTGGTTTGCCAGATCATTCGTAATGATATGCGACATGAAATCATGCCGGAGCTTTATCCGGACAAGATAGGCCGGGAAGTCATGATTACGGAATCGGCTACCGATCCAGTTGGCTGGGTATGGGGGTATGAGATTCAAATAGGCAGAAGGCCGACAAGTACTCAACCCTACCGGACAGACTGGCTTAAGCCTTTGAGCTCAAAGCAGGCGGCACTAGTCCTGCGGCTTGCGAAGTAGAGGAGGAGGCCAATGTTCTTTTTCTTCCAAGAGGAGCGGCCACCATGTGAAATCATAGATTACAGAGTCATATATAACCGTTTGAAGGACAAGCCAGCGGGAAAATGGACGCGGGAGCTTCATCAGTTCTCCGTCCTCTGCCTTTGGCGAGAAAATGATCCTAGGGAGGTATAACCAGTATGAGCAGATCTATTAAGTTTCGCGGTAAGTCGAAAGAAACAGGCCAATGGGTGTATGGAGGTCTGGTGCAGGTGAGCAGCGCCGGATCTCTGGCAATAGCCACTTTAGACAATAAAGGGCACCTTAAGCTGCATGAAATTATCAAGGGGACTGAGGGACAATACAGCGGCTTAAATGACCGGAACGACCACGAAATCTATGACACAGATATATGCAACGCCGAAGAAATGCTATTTCCCCTTTCTGGTACTCGGACAGGGATCGTGAAGTATCATGATGGTTCGTTTCTGCTTGAAAATATGGATGGCAAGGACGGAGACTACCTGTTTAGTGAAACGGCTGAAACTACGGTCATAGGAAACATTCACGACAACCCGGAATTGCTCGGGGGAGAGGCGGCGAATGCATGACACCAGAACGGATAGAAGAGATCAAACCCTATTTCACGAATGAGCAATTAGATGAATTGAGTCGTGAGTATCGGACGATGCCTACAGATGGCGAAGGATATGCCATTGAACCGGAGTACGAAGGGATGGTAGCACGTGGCTATATTGTAAAGCTAATATCTGATGTGAAAATCGCTCGGACTGCCCTAGAAGAGGCAGAGCGTAAGCATGGCGATACAGGTAATGCACTTGAAATAAAACGCATGCTTTTGGAAAAGGCAAATTACGAAGCTGGACGTCAACGAGTATTCAAGGAATCGGCAGAGAGGAAGCTGGCAGAGGCACAGCAGACCATAGCCCAGCAACAGGGAGCATTGGAATTCTACGCTTTAGAGGATAACAACAACTGGTGGATTGGCGGTCTGGATGAAGTAATGCCATCAGAAGTGATGAAAGATGGCGGAGCTAAGGCACGTGCAGCCCGAGGAAATAAGGAAGGACCGGAACATCATGAATAACTGGCATTTTGCAAATAAGGACAAAGCAGCAGAACGGGCATCCGGTGGACAGGGAGAGATTAAGAGATCTCAGCTCACGCCGGAAGAGCTAGAAGAGATCCGGCAGAAGTACCCGACTCCTATTGGAGCAAAGAAGCCGGTACCCATATTTGAATATAACAGGAGCGGGAGGGCTAAAAGTGAAGGTTAAGGAAGTCCAGGCTGCATTAAAGTCGGGTAAGCGATTTTTCAAAGATTGGAAGCTTAAAGATCCGGTTGAAGTGATAGCCTGGGGAAATGCATGGGTCAGATATAAATCGCCTATCATGACCCATTGGATATCAACCAACATACGGACGTTTGCTATGGGCATAGATGGAGTATATAAGCAAGAAGGGGAGTGTTCTTCTGGGGGCGGTGGTACAAATGGAATTATATCCAAGGGTGACGGTTGCGGAGAAGGATACGGCAAGAGAGAAGCTGGAAGAGTACCCCGAAATGGTCCGAAAAATAAGAGTCTACGGAAACAAGAATAGTTTGACGGTGCTAGAAGCCAAAGAGCTGGAAGATTGCAGATGGAAGGTCAGAGAGATTGATGCTGCATTTGAACTTATCTTAGATGATGAGGTAGCGGCTATCATTAAGCACCGGTATGTAAATGCCCGTAAACATAAGCTGACCATTCTGAGATATACAGCGAGTAGCAGCAAGGCAACCATAAATAGGCGAATTGATGTTGGAGTGGAGACTATTGCCGAGCACTTGAAGCTGGCCGGAATCATTTGAAATTCTGTGTGTAGTTGACGCATATAGCGAAGGAAGGAGAAAGGATAAGTGGAAACCAAAGAACCGTTGATTTGTGGCTTTTGTGAGAAGGAAATAAAGAAAACAAAGGGTAAAACGATATTCTATAGCAACTACTTGACAGAGTATTTTTGCGACCTTAACTGCTTGGATAGTAGATACTCTGACTACATGGGTACAGACCACATTCATATTACTGAATAGTACGAAGACATGGTGCAGGAAGGGATATGAACCTATGCGTAAATTAATCTGCAAATTGCTAGGACATAAGATCGTCAACAAGAAAGGTCACTGGTACAGCTATTGTCTGCGCTGCGGTAAGGATAAGGTGTGGGGTCATGATTGAACATGCTGCGAAATTCTGAGACTAAATTGAGACTAAGTTGAGACTAAAATGAGACAAGAATGGATTTACAGTAGGGACATAGGACGGAACAACGTCCGGGTGTCCCTGCTGCCCCTTATCGCTGGCAGGACTCGTCAGAGCTGAATCAGTGATGATGCCCGTTGCAATAGCAGCAGATACCATAGGGGCGGAACTGTAAGCACAAGTAGCCAGTAGCAGTTATAGCGGCGGCCTGATGCGGGGGAAGAGAGTTTAATATCACTCTCGACGCGCTCCGCCCGGGCGCGTTATGAGCATAGGGGATATGTTACGGCGAATACCGGACGTCACCATGCAAATACGGGCATTACATTATGAATTGAGTAAGGCGCTGCAAAGAGAGTAACAATCCACCCAAGCCGTGTGAGAGTCGCGGTTAGCAGCCCTTTACTGAGTGCATAATGCTCAGGGATAATCCCAAGCGTTTGGTAATTTAATATGCAGGAGCGGGTCGCTGAAAAGCGGCTCTTTTTATTGTCATCAATAAGAAAGGGTGATTCTGGTGGAGATAGCTGCAGAGCTTAAAGATCTTGAAATGACCTGTGAAGAAGTTGCGATCACTCTCGCAAGACCGTATAGGCTAAACAAGAAGGAGCAGCGCTTGCTCGCTTATCTTCTGGATGATAGCAAAAGCAAGAACATCGGAGATATTTGTAGGGCGCTTAAGACCACAGCCTGGACGCTGCTCAGTAAGACAAAGCCTGAGCTTGAGAGGAAGATTGATGCAGTTGGTAGTGAAGCATGGAAACGTGATCTGGAGGCGGCTCTTCAATCCAGTTCAGTGTCTAAGCATGAAGTGAGTCAATGGGTACAGATGTTTTCGAAAGAAGAAAACAATTGCGCGAAAGGTGGGCGGAAACCATAGCAACGGTTAATCACAAGGAGTTCGAATTAACCATTGTGAAAACAGCATCGGTTGGTTGCACGGAACTTTCTTATCCTATGAAAGTCCATGGTGAGCATAACCTTGATGCGTGGGTCTATCAGATGCATCGGGATGCAGTCATGCGTGAAGCCTTTTCTGTCTTCAGAATCCCTGAGGAACTACTCAAAATCAAGCAAAACTATCCTTTTGGGTCCTTCCCGGGGCGGGGGTAGGGTGCGGGTGCGTGTGAGCCCGATCTTTGACTATTTTTTATTGAAAAAAATCACTGTGCACTGTGCATCTTGAGGGGGTGTTTTTGGCTTGGATTCCATAGTAAAAATGATTGATAAAACCTTATGTATCAGCGCATCGTACACATCTGAACTGTTTGGGGTCCACCGGAACACACTTGCACAGTGGGTCAAGTTGGGAATGCCTAAAGCTGCCAATGGTTGGTACCCTCTAAAAGAGTGTTTTGATTGGGTGCAGAACTATCGCGGAACCTCAGATTCCGAGGATGAAGATGAAACCACACCAAAGACGACAGCGGGGAAGAAGCTTCACTATGAAGCCAAATTAAAGGAGCAGCAAGCGGAAGCGGCAGAGCTGAAGAATGCTATTTCCAAGGGTGAATATATCCCTCGGGAAGAAGTTGTCAGTGAACTTCAACGTTTCTTTACAACGTTGAAGCGATCTATGACTGGCTACAGCCGCCGGATTGCAATGGAGATTGCACCATTCGTTGATCCGGATCAGGTGCGCGTCATTGAACAAAGCATCAATGACACGACAAATGCAGTCCTTCTGCAAATGTCCGTCAGGGGTGTTTACAGTGCCAGAAAAGGCAAAAAGTAAATGGCCGGATTGGCTGGCATCAGCCTTCCAGGTTCTTCGACCACCTGAAAAGTTAACAGTTTCTGAATGGGCTGATCGGTACAGAGTTTTAGACAGCAAAAGTGCTGCTGAACCGGGGCAATGGTCCACTGATCGGACACCATATCTTCGCGGAATCATGGATTCTTTTACAGATCCTCGCGTGGAGGAAATTATTTTTCTTAAACCTACGCAGGTCGGAGGGACTGAATGCCTAAATAACATGTTGGGTTACGTGGTTGCTCAGGACCCTAACCCGGCCCTTGTCGTTTATCCGCATATTGAATTAGCCAAATTCACATCAGAGAATAGGCTGCAGCCAATGATGGAGCTGAGTCCGGCCCTGCAGGAAAGATTCCACAGCAATCAGAGTAAGGATCTGGAGTTGCAGTTTGATGGGATGTACGCCGTTATCGCTGGGGCGAACAGCCCTGCATCCCTTTCCAGTAGGCCAATTCGGTTTTTATTCATGGATGAGGTGGATAAGTACCCGCGAACTTCAGGTAAAGAAGCTGATCCGAGATCGCTTGCTCGCGAGCGGACGAAGACCTTCCCCTTCAATAAAAAAATCATGCAGACCTCGACGCCAACATTGCGCAATGGTCCGATCTGGCAAGCTTGGGAAGGTGCAGACGTCAAGCTTCAATACTACGTCCCCTGTCCGCACTGCGGTCAGTTTCACACGTTCAAGTTCAAGCAAATTAGGTTTGACAAGGCGCTTGAACCGGAGGATATCAAGGCTACCGCCTATTATGAATGTGAAAGCTGTAATGGGATTATACGTGATGCACACAAGCCAACCATGTTGCGTGCTGGCGAATGGCGAACACCGGAAGGTTCTACCATAAGAAAGCGAAAAACTGGATTTTGGATGAATGCAATATATAGCCCATGGGTTAGATTCGGAGACGTTGCTTCTGAATTCATTACATCCAAACGAGTTCCTGAAGAGCTGATGAACTTTATTAATAGCTGGCTGGCGGAGCCTTGGGAAAACACTCAAATCAAACTGAATAGCGATAAGGTGCTGGACAAAACTAGCGGATATGACGAAGGGATTGTTCCAGACAGGACTATTTTGCTGACCGGAGGTGTGGATGTTCAAAAGGATCGTTTTTATTATTCGATCCGTGCTTGGGGTGAGGGCATGACGAGTCACAATATCCGACATGGTGTCGTTGAAACATGGCCACAAGTCGAGGACGTGATGAACATTTCTTACTGCAGCCGGGACGGAACGGAGTATTTCGTTAACCTTTGTGCGGTTGACTCGGGTTATAACGCCGATGACACCTATGATTTTTGTGTAAAAAATAGCGAATGGGCCGTTTCTATCAAGGGTTCAAACAATCCATTGCCAGCAAAGTACAAGCTGACAAAGATTGACCGGGAGGAAAAGGGGATGTATGGAATATCCCTGTACCTGGTGGATGGCGGATATTATAAAGATTTCATTTCGAATCGTTTGGTCCGCAAGCCAGATGAAACTGGTGGGTGGTTTGTATATGAAGATTGTGATTTGGAATATGCGGAGCAAGTCACCGCTGAGGAAAAGGTCAAGGAGAAGCGGGGGCGTGTTGAAGTAGAGGTGTGGCGCCCGAAAACAGCCCATGCCGATAACCACTATCTTGACTGCGAAGTGTACGCTGCTTTTGCTGCTGATTGTTTGGGTATCAGGTATATGCGGTATGAAGAGCCGGAAGAAGCGCCCAAGCCTCAGACAGAGAAGCCGACAGAGAGTAAAAAGTCTTGGCTACAAGGGGGTGATTCGTGGTTATGACGGAAGAAGAACGTTTAGCTTTACTCCGTGAACAGCTGGTAGAAGTGCGAAAGGCAATCAGCGCTATACTCGGTGGTGCACAGGAATATCGTATTGGCACCCGCAGTATTAAGCGGCCGGATCTTGGGCTGCTTTATGAAGAGCAGACAAGGCTAGAAAAGGAAATTAGCGCCATTGAAGGCGGCGGCGGTATTTTCCGTGTCGCTTATTTTGAAGGGAGGTGAACAAACTGAACTGGTTAGACCGATCTATTGCGACGGTAAGCCCGCGGTGGGCCTATAAGCGTTTGGCTTGGCGTAATGGGATGAGCGTATTTGATGCAGGGGGTCGCGGGCGGCTCAATCAAGGCTGGAATCCTTCGGCGTCACCGAACGAGCAGCAGAAGCGGGGAGAACGTGCTTTAATCCGCGCAAGAGCACAGGATTTAGAACACAATAGCGATATTGCCGGGGGAATTCTGCAGGCGTTTCAGCGTAATGTGACCGGGACCGGGATCATGCTGCAGGCTAAAGTCCCTCATACTGTTTTGGGGAACACTCAAGGCGAGATCAATCGGAACATTGAAGATCTTTGGAAGGAATATTGTAAGGCGGAAAACATTGATATCACAGGGACTCAATCGCTGGAAGAGATGGCCGATATGATAATTCGGCGCTTTTATGTTGATGGCGGAATCTGTATCGTCAAAGTTTATGTCAAGGACAGTGAGTATCCATTTAAATTGCAAATCCGATCGGTTGACGAGCTGAATTCATTAGTTCAACCAAGTGAGGGTAAACGAATTGTAGAGGGAATTGAGCTAGACGACTACAATCGTCCAGTAGCTTATCACTTCAAAAAGGTATCGGATGGCTATTTTATGAACCCAGCAGAAACGGTTCGTATTCCGGCCAAGGATGTAATTTTTCTTTTCGAGAAGACCGATCCGCGGCAAGTGAGGGAAATATCCAAGCTCGTTACAGCATTACCGCGGATCAAGGATGCTAATCAATTTATTGAAGCGGTATCTATTAAAGAGCGTGTGCTTGCCTGCATGTCCGTATTTATTAAGAAGAGTACACCGCAGAGCGGCTTGGGTCGTGGTGTTCGGAGCGGAGGCGGACAAGAGATTGATTACAGTGGAGTGTCGCTTTCTCCTGGAATGATTGGAGAGCTGAATCCAGGTGACGAGGTACAGACGGTCATACCAACAGGTCAAGCATCCAATACCAAGGAATTTATTACGACGCTGGTCCGCATGATTGCCGCCGGTCTTGGATTAAGTTATGAATCGGTGTCGAGGGATTTGTCACAAGTTAATTATTCTTCAGCCCGGCAGGGACTGATTGAAGATCGTAAGCTGTATAAAAAGTTGCAGAAAATGATTATTGATCGTGTGCTGCGGCCTGTATATTTGGAGTTTTTGGAGTCCATGTACCTGAAAGGGAAGGTTGATCTACCGGGATATACCAAGGACAAGAGCATCTACACCGCTCATGTTTGGGTTCCGCCGGGCAGCACCTGGATTGATCCCAAAAAGGAAGCGGACGCCAATAAGACGGCGCTTGACTCTAACCAGGATACGCTTGCCCGTATTTGTGCGGAGCGGGGTGAGGATTGGCGGGATGTGGTGGTACAGCGTGCCGCAGAGATTAATCTTATTAATGAGCTGATCGGGGAACGGTCAGGAAAGGAGGAACAACCTAATGAGAAAGAGAGTCCGGACGACGATGAAGAAGAGTCTTCCGACGACGCTGCATAGAGCTGCTGGACCGCCTGAGAATCAGTTATCTCGTACGCTGACCTTCAGCAAAGATAGCATTAATGAAGAAGATCGTACTGCAGAGCTTTCGTTCTCGTCGGAAGCACCATATGAACGCTATTTCGGTAGTGAAATTTTAAGCCATGACCCCGGAGCGATTGACCTACAGAGGTTAACCGATGTCGGGGTTTTGTTATTTGCACATGGCCGTAATTCTAGATACGGCAATATGCCGATTGGAGTTATTCAAAAGGTATGGGTGGACGACAACGAACGAAAGGCAAGGGCATTAGTCCAGTTTGATGATGATGAGGACAGTGACAAGGTGTTCCAGAAAGTAAAAAAAGGGATCATCAAGGGAGTATCTGTAGGGTACGAAGTGTCTTCATGGGAGGAAGTTAAAGCCGGAAAGATATCTGCCAATGGCCGCCATGCTGGGCCTGCTTATGTGGCGCTTAAGTGGCAACCATTTGAAATCAGTATTGAACCAACTCCGGCAGATCCGTCCGTTGGTGTTGGGCGTAGTTATAACCAAAATGAGAGCGAGGATGAAGGAATGAAGGGACTTAAAATGCTGGCTTTGGCCGCACAGGGATTAATGTATGCACCAGATGGTGGAGCAGGAATTGGCGGCGGCGCTGGAACGCCTACACCACCAGAGGGAGAGGGGCAACGAGGAGCTGCTGCACCGCCTGGAATTGACCCAGCAGTATCTGCACAACAAGGGGCGACAGCAGAACGGTCCCGGGTCACAGAAATCAATTCTCTATGCCGTAACTTCGGTATGGACGCAACACCATATATTGAAGACGGTAGCACCGTGGACAAAGTGAAGGATGCGATTCTTCAGAAACAGATCGCGGACAAAGCGCCACAGCGGTCAGCCATTCAGGTAGGAGCGGAAGATCAAGATAAGTTCCGGGCAGCCGCAACGGATGCGTTGCTGTTGCGGGCGGCGCGTACAGTTTCAAAGCCAGCAGCGGGGGCAATGGAGCTACGTGGTTTGCGCTTGCGTGACCTGGCCGTCGAATGCTTGATTCGTGCTGGTGAATCTGGAGCACATCTGCTGCGTGATGAAGAACTGCTGAAGCGTGCGCTGAGCCCAGATACTACTTTCCAAGGCATTATTTCCAATGCCGCCAATAAAACACTGTCTCAGTCGTACCAAGAAGCCCCAACCACATTCCAGTATTGGACCGGGAAGGGTAGCAACTCCGATTTCAAGGCAGCAGAACATTACCGCATTTCCGAAGCTGGGAACTTGGAGCTGAAACCGCAAAATGGAGTTATCCCTTATGATACAGCGATGCAAGACGAAAAGGTCACAAAAGCAGTGCTGACATACTCCAAACGGTGGGGCTTTACCCGGGAAGCGTTTATTAATGATGATTTGAGCATGTTGTCCCGGGTGCCTGCTGCTTACGTAATTGCGGCTAAGCGTGGTGTAAACAAACTTGTTTATCAGCTGTTGGCATCCAATCCACTGATTTTTGATAACAAGAACCTATTCCATGCAGATCATAATAACTTGGGAACGGCAAGCGTGATTAATACTGTCTCTATGAGTGAAGCCCGAACAAAAATGCGTACACAGAAGGATCAGCGGGGCATTTCTACACTCAATATCGCTCCAAAGTATTTACTTTCTCCAGCAGAGTTGGAGACTGCAGCCGTACAATACTTGCGTTCTGAAGCTGATCCGGCGGGAGCTCATAGCGGTGTGGTTAACGTATTCCGGAATTCGTATGAGGTGATTGTGGATGCGGAGCTGGATCAATATTCTTCTACCGCCTGGTATCTAGCTGCTGATGCGAACATTGCGGATACTGTGGAGGTAACTTATCTACGTGGTCAAGAGGAACCGACCCTAGAAACAGACATTCCTTTTGATCGGTTGGGTATGGATTTCCGTATCTATTTTGATTACGGTGTAACGCTACTGGATTCACGTGGTTTGTTTAAAAATGCTGGCGTAGCACCAGGAGGTGGAGAATAATGTTAATTTTAAAGGAACCGCTAAACCATGGGGGCAGATTGTTTGAGGTAGGTGAAAATGTTAGGGGACGTTTACCTTTGGAGCTCACTCAGCAGCTACAAGAAATGGGGCATCTGGAAGAGCGGGAGGAAGAAAAATCGGAGGACGAAGGAGATACTTTGTCTGATGATTCAAAATCACAGCGCGGGTCTAAACGTGGTTAGCTTCAAAGATTTCGTTTTCCAAGATATCGGCGTGTTTCTTAACGAAGAAGAATTTGCAGACAAATTTGTAATCGACAAAAAAGAAGTTACTGCTGTGCTTGATCAAGCCATCGACAGTGATCACCCCCTGGCCTATGCCGAGGGGGTATCTTTGGTTACACATGTGCTATATGTGAGTGAGGCGGAATTAGGGTACATCCCAGAGTCTAACGAGTGGATGGTTATTAACGACCAGCGGTATCGCGTGGATCGCGTAGGTGACGATATGGGAATGCTTACGATCTCTTTGGAGGCGAATGTCACATGATTGATGTCCAGGCAGAGGCAAGAGGCATCCGAGAGGCACTAAGAAGGGTGGGGTCATTGGATACGGATGTACGCAAGTCCTTTTATTCGGCGCTCAACCGTACCTCTCAACGTCTAAAAACTGAGTCTGGCCGCAAAGCAAAGGAAACGTACATCGTGAAGTCCAAGGCGGTTACAGATCAGGTGGTGCTCAAGCGGGGCAGCGTCAGTAATCTATCCAGCGAACTCCGCTGGAAAGGCAGTAACATTCCTCTGATGCAGTTTAAAACAAATCCTAAGGTAGTTTCCTCCAAACGTCCACGTGCCTTAAAAGCTGCGGTTAAGCGTGCAGGAGGTAACAAGAAAGTGGATGGTGCGTTTCTTGCTCGTATGAGAAACGGGCATATCGGAGTCTTTCGACGCAGCGCACGTCGCCGCCTACCCGTGGAGGAATTATATGGCCCGGCAGTACCAATCATGCTCAATAATCCAGAAGTCACCGAGCACCTGGAGAGTGTGGCCATTGAAGAAATGGACAAACGACTCGAGCATGAGCTTAACCGCCGTTTAGGAGGTGGAACGTCATGACGCCAGTTATGTTGATGATGGCAATCAAAGATTTTTTGGGAAAAGAGTTGGCTGACGATGCTGTGACCATTCCAGCGGTGCATCTTGGTGCATTGCCGAGCAAGACTGCAGAAAACCGGAATGATCCAGTATTCCCTCTTATTATTGTTCGTCCCATGGAGGGTGATAGTGACGATAAAGAAAGCCGAGCTCAAGTTAAATTATTGTTTGGGACACAATCCGATGATGATTCTGGTTTTGTTGATGTGCTGAACCTTATGGAACGGGTACGCATTTTGCTGATGAGGCAACGGATCATAGATAAAAAATTCCGGATTGAATCAAATTGGAAGTGGCAGTTTTTAGAGGATCAGCCGGAACCACAATGGATTTGTCAGGCGATAACGACTTGGACACTTCCGCAAATTAGACAGGAGGTTAAGCACTTATGAGTAATACAAAAGAAACGAAGGCTACTGAGGTTGTGGTTGTGGAGATCCCCGCCCGCATTTACCTGGGACCGAATTTACCAGGTGGACGTCTATTGCAATCGACGGTATTCAGCGAAGAAATCCCATTTCATTTGAAGGCATTGCTTGATGAACAGCCGGATGTTGCAGCTTTGATTGTTCCAATTGATGAAATGGCTGACGTTCAAGTGCGAATTATGCAAAAAGGAACGCCTGATCATGTAGCTTATCAGGCAATTTTGAGAGGAGGCGTTGTTGGTGGCATTTAAACACGGTGTTTCAATTATCGAACAACCTACGTCAGTACTCGCACCAGTGCAGGCAACGAGCGGTATTCCGTTTGTGGTGGGTACTGCACCAATGCATTTGGCAACAGCCCCTGTGGCGGCTAATACACCTGTGCTTGTTTATACGTATGCCGAAGCAGTGGCTGCACTTGGTTATTCGGATGATTGGTCGAAATATACACTATGTGAAGCAATTTATTCGCATTTTGTATTGTACGGTATGTCTCCAATGATCTTGGTTAATGTACTGGACCCGACATTAACTGCTCATAAAACAGCAGTCGTGCCGGTAGCCGTGCCGGTAAGTAATCGGGTTGCTACTTTAGCTGTGGATGGGGTTATCCTGTCGTCCGTGGTTGTTAAATCTAGTGACGGAGCAACGACCTACTCAGCAGCTACCGATTACACTGCAGCTTTTAACGATGCAGGCCAGGTTGTCATTACAACAAAAGGGACACTTCTTGCTTCTGTATCGTCTCTACAGGTGGGATATAGCAAGTTAAATCCGGCAGCTGTCACATCGTCCGATATTATCGGTGGTACAACATCATCCGGTGCATATACGGGCTTTGAGTTGGTAAATCAAGTGTTCTCACGTTTTGGTATATTGCCTGATCTGCTGTTAGCCCCAGGATGGTCACATACGCCTACGGTTGCAGCTGTCATGAAGGCAAAAGCAGGGAATATCAACGGTAACTTCAAAGCTATGGCTTTGACTGACCTTGATGCAGCTCAGTCCTATACAGATATTGGAGCTTGGAAATCGACCAATAACTACACGGGCGAGTTTCAAATTCCAACGTATCCCAAATTAACATTAGGGGATAAGGTCTTTCACTATTCGACGCAACTGGCCGGATTAATAGCGGCTACTGACACAGCAAACGGTGGTATCCCTTTTGTATCACCATCTAATAAATCGCTTCAAGCGGATGGAACCGTTTTGGCCAACGGAGCAGATCTGTATTTAGGGCATGACCAAGCTAGCTACCTCAACAGTTTAGGCATTATGACAGCCTTAAACCTTGGAGTGAGTGGCTGGAAGTCTTGGGGGAATAACACTGGGGCTTTCCCGGGAAAAACAGACCCTAAAGATAGCTTTATTCCGATCCGCCGAATGTTCAACTGGATTGGAAATAGCATTGTTTTGACTTACATGCAAAAGGTTGATGATCCGATGGATAAGCGGCTTATCGCTGCTGTTACAGATTCGATAAATATCTGGCTGAATGGTCTTACGGCGTCCAGCGCACTGCTTGGAGGTCGCGTTGAGTTTCTAGAATCTGAAAATCCGGTAACGAGCTTGATGTCCGGCAAAATTGCCTTTCACGTCTATCTTACGCCTCCAGGTCCAGCACAGGAAATTTCGTTCTTGCTTGAATACGACACAACTTACCTAGCTGCAATGTACGCAGCGTAGAAAGGAGAGAATTACATGCCGAAAAGATCAGAACGGGTTATTGATTATTCAGTGTTTTTAAATGGTTCAGAATACTTGGGTACGGCTACGGCTGACCTCCCTGAAATTGCGTTTTTATCTGAAACTACTAAAGGTGCTGGGATTGCGGGTGAAATTGATGCTCCCTCCCCGGGGCAGACCAGTGCAATGACGCTTACGCTGAACTGGAACACTGTGGAGAAGGCATCTCTAAAGCTTCTTGCTCCTGTGGTTCACGCTCTTGACCTCCGCGCATCTATTCAGAAATTTGATACTGGAACGAACGAGTATATGGAATCCGCACTCAAAGTCACCATTCGCGGACGCCCTCTTAGTGGTGGGTTAGGCGGTCTTGAGGCTGCAACAGCAATGAGTTCGACAACTGCGTTTTCAGTGAATTATCTCAAAGTCTTCATTGATGGTGAGGAAATCATTGAAATTGATAAGTTGGCTTACATTTACAAAGTACTTGGTGTAGATTATCTAGCCAAAACTAGAGCTAATCTGGCATTGTAAATTATTAATCCCAAACGCTTGGGAATTTGAGGAGGAACATGGAATGTCTGAGGAAACGCAAGGCTTGGCAGAGGTTTATTCCTTTGCGAAGCCTTTTACATTTGAAGGGCAAGAGATAAAGGAAGTAACGCTAAATTTTGATGATTTAGAAGGAAACGACATCATCGCTTGTGATCGGCAGTATCGCGCGGAACAGAGAGGCGGAATATCCATTGCTCCTGAAATGGATAAAGCATACCTGGCATATGTAGTTGCTAAAGCAGCGGGAGTTCACGTTGACTTGATTCGTGCAGCCAAGGCTAAAGACTTTACTGCATTGACATTGAGGGCAAGAAATTTTTTGTTGCTGTAGGCTGTGGAGACAGTAAGGTGATTAAAGACCTTGCTGTCTCTCTAGCCATGGTTACCTATACTCCGGTCTCTTACTTTTTGAGCTTGCCTCTCGATGAACTCATAGATTCGGTGGACAGGGTAGTTCGATTACGGAAGGGGAGAACATAGAACGTGGCAGGAAGAAGTAGAGAATATGATATCGCCTTTCGGCTAAACGGACTCATGGACCCTTCATTCCGTCAATCCATGGGCAATGCTGAACGTCATATCGAGGAACTGGAACGCGCATTAAGGGAAATGTCTCGGCGAGGAGATTTGGACGATGTAAGGCGTGATGCAGATCGAGCAGATGATTCTTTACGAGATTTGAGGGACAGTGCTGGTGGCTTTGGTGATACACTCCGACAAGTTGGTGAGTACACCGGAGCCTTCGCATTAATTCAAGGTGCTGCTGGCGGTATGCAAAATATCGTTGGAACCATAGCTGATCAGTCTGACGCTATGGCTCAGCTCCAGGCTGCAACTGGTGTAACTGCCGAAGAAATGCTTGCTATGAAGGATAGCGCTGAATCCCTTTATAATGATCGTCTTGGCGAGGATTTCAACGATCTGGGTGCTGCTCTTGCAACAGTTCGGCAGGTAACGCAAGCTACAGGCGCTGAGTTAGAAAGTACGACTAAAAACGCCATTGTGTTTAGAGATGTGTTTGGCGAGGATATTACCCAAAGCATCAAGGCATCAGATACAATGATGAAAAACTTCGGTGTAACCTCAGAGCAAGCTTACAACCTCTTGGCTCAAGGAGCGCAGAATGGACTTAATAAGTCGGATGAACTGATTGATACTGCTAATGAATACAGCGTGTACTTTAAAACCTTGGGTTACGATGCTGAGGAGATGTTTGATCAATTCGCAGCTGGACTTGACGCAGGCGCTTTTAATCTAGATAAAGTTGGGGATGCAGTCAAAGAATTTGGTATCCGGGTTAAGGATGGTAGTGAAAGTACTCAAACGGCTATGGCCATGTTGTTTGCTCCGGATGATATCGAAGAATTTACTCAAAAGCTAACAAAGGGATCTACGAAATCAGCCGAGTACATGGAATTGCTGAAGCATGTATCTAAAGACACCGCTGCTGAATTAGTCAAGAACTTAAAAGCAGGCGGCACTAAATCTGCAAAGGCTTATGAAGCATTGCAAGGAATCATGGGTCAAGGTATTGATATTTTAGATGGAATTGCTGATGGATCAGTCAAAGGTAAAGACGCCATGCAACAAGTTATTGATAAGCTTGGTGAGATTGAAGACCCAATTCAAAAGAGCACGATCGGTGTTGCATTGTTCGGTACTCAGTTTGAGGATATGGAAGCTGGTGTTATAGCTGCATTAGGCACTGCCCGTGAACAGTTTGATATGACTAAAGCGACGATGGAGGAAGTGGCCAAGGTCAAATACGATACCTTGAGCAAGGACTTTCAAGCGGTAGGACGTCAGTTAATGACCGAGCTCGTAATACCAATTGGTGAGGATTTAATGCCAGCACTTCAAGGATTTGCTGACTGGATGGGCGATAATACTGATCTATTAAAGGCTATAGCGTTAGTAGCCCCAGCTGCGTTGATAGGAAAGTCAGTATCCAAGATCGTCAAGGGTTTTGGTTCGATTACGTCAGCAGCTGGAGGAGCTGGAGGGGCTGCAGGAGGTTTTACAAGAGCGTTGGCGCTGTTGACTAATCCTGTTGGTATTGCAATAACAGGAGTATCCGCCCTTACATTGGGGGTTATGGCATATAAGAAGCATCAGGAGAAGGCGCGTCAAGAACTGATTCACATGGGCGACACATTGAAGGAGTCAGGGGAACAGTTTGAGGAATCGAATAACAAGGCTCAGTTAACAAACGATTTGATATGGCAATACGAGGATTTGGGTCGGAAAATAGCGGCTAACTCCACTAGTTCGGGTAACTTGGCAGCTAACTCTGAGAAGCTTGCTGACCAGCAACAAAGGCAAAAAGATGTTGTCCAGAAATTACAAGAATTATACCCCAATACACTTAGTAATTATGACGTGGAAAACGGAAAGATCGAGACTAAACTTGGTTTACTTAAACAGGAGTCAGATGCAGAGGTTGCTCTTAAAAAGCTACGTTTAGAGAAGGACGTAGCTGCGGGAATAGAAAAGCTACCTGATATAGAAAGTGAGATTCGTTCACTCCAAGAACAGGTTTCAGCGGCTCAGGATAGAAAAGATGCTCTTGAAGCTGCTATACCATCACTAAAAGGATACGCTGTTGAATACGAGCGCCTTATGATGGCTCCTGGTGGCGAGGAAAAACAAAAGCAGTTAGATGCGCTGGTTCAGAAAGTCAAGGAAGCGGGGGAATCAATTGATCTCCTTATAGATGACAGCAGACAATTGGATATGTTGAACGGTATTATTGGGGATTTGGATTCTGAAAAAGTCAACTTGTTAAGTAGCCTTGTGACCAACAGTGAGGATCTTCAAAAAACCAATGAGGGTTATCAGGCACTATATGATAAGCAACGAGAACTCATTGAGATGGACTTGGGGGGGACATTAGGAGAATACGCTCAAAAATTTGGAAGTCTAGCAGATGAAGGAAAAGCAAAATTTAACGAATCAATTACAGTGGCAAAGAACCTTAACGATCAAATGAATTTGATCCCTTCAGAGAAAAAAATAAACATCGAATTTTTGTATAAACATACTGGTCAATACATGCCAGAAGTATCGAAAAAAGTAACCGATATAACAAACTCACTGTTGCCGAAACAATTCCGTATGGATCAATATGCAGAAGGCGGTATAGCAACAAAGCCTAGTATTTTTGCTGAGGCTGGTCCAGAAATCGCAATCCCAATTAACAATAAGCCTCGCTCTCGCTCATTGTTAGACATGGCGAATGATCTTATGGGTTACACCAAAAACGAGAACCGTGAAGGGGATATTATAATCCATAATGCACCTGTTATTACGCTTCCAGGGGCAGATCCTTCGGTTATGAAATTAGTGAAAGAGGCTTTAAAGCAGTCAGAAGACAATTTAGAGCGCAAGCTTAAGGAAATCATTGAACAACAAAGGCGGGTGAGTTTTCAATGACCACCACATATAGAACAGTTCAAGGCGATACCTGGGATGGTATCGCCTTTAAGTTGTACAAGAGTGAGCAGCTAATGACATTGCTTATTAATGCAAACCCAGACCATGCAGGAACCGTTGTGTTTTCAGGAAATGTAATTCTAGTTGTACCGGATAAGCCGCTGGACGCCTCTGAGACGCTTCCGCCGTGGCGCAGGGAGGAATAATATGGAGCTGATGCAAGACGCCCGCAGGGCGGTTCTAGTGTTATCATACAACGGCAAAGACGTTACAAAGGATATCGCCGAAGCATTAACTGATTTTCAGTTTAACGATGCGGCTCCAGGCACGCTTGATAATCTCTCTATCACACTGGAAGACAGGGAACGGAACTGGCAAGGTCCTTGGTCACCGACAGAAGGGGATCGTATCAAAGGGGAAATTCGTACAATCAACTGGGATGGCCCGGGCGAGATTAAAAAGCTTCCCCTTGGCTCATTTGAAGTTGACTCTTTTGATTTTAAGGGACCACCGGATACGGTATCTATTAAAGCTATATCATTGCCTGTCAGTTCGGATATTCGGCAGGAAAAACGCTCGAAGTCTTGGGAGAAGGTGACGCTAAAAACGGTTGCCGGGGAGATTTCCAAACGAGCTGGAATGAAGCTACTTTATGAGGGGTTAGACAATCCCTCCTATGACAGATTGGAACAGTCCCAACTATCTGACCTTGCTTTTCTATTGGAAACAGCGACTAAGGAAGGTATCGCTATTAAAGTTTCCAACGGAACTCTCGTACTCTTCGACGAGTCCGCATATGAAAAAAAATCTGCGATTACCACAATTAAACGTGGAGAGGCGAACGTAAAAGGTTATGGATTTACATGGGGTGTAGCTTATACAGCGTATCGCGCGTGTGAAGTGTCTTATACAGACAGTAAGTCTAAAAAGACTGTAAAGGTGACCTATACACCGCCGGGAGCTCCCAAAAGTGGACCTGTACTAAAGATCAACGAGCAGGCAGATTCTCAAGCAGCAGCACTCAAGTTAGGTCGAAAAAGACTGCGAGAGAAGAACAAAGAGGCGGGAAGAGGGACATTAAGCCTTATGGGTGATATCCGTATGGCTGCGGGACTGACGATCAATATAAAAGGTTGGGGACGATTTGATGGTAAATATATTATCGTATCTGCCAATCATGTCATAGGCGGTAGCGGGTTCACAACTGATTTGGAAATCAGAAAGGTATTGGGGTGGTAGCATGATTGTGATCGGTCAAGTATCAACGTCAGATAAAACGGTGGGCAGTGTGAGGGTAGTCTTTCCAGATCGTGACGACTTGGTATCTGGCGAACTTCCTGTTATTACGCGCGGAGGCTGGGGGCGAGGAAACGCCGTACCACAGCCTGGAGAAACTGTACTATGTGTCTTTTTGAATAACAGTCGTAGTTCAGGTTATTGTCTAGGCACTTATTATGGATCTGAGGATAAGCTACCCGGGACAGCTGATCAGCATGGTATATGGTTTGAAGACGGCAGTTATGTTTACTATGACCGTGCAACTAAGACCCTTAATCTCAAAGCAGCCAGCGGCGTACAGATTGACGGAAATCTGAAGGTAACCGGCACGATAACGAGTGGAGGATAAGGCATGGGAAGCCAAGATTATGTAATGTCTAAGATTGGCAGTCTTGGTCCGGTTGTTTTTGTTGTTTCGGAAGGGGCTACTCGAACGATTGACGAGTTCACTCGTAATACTGCCGGACGTTGGGCACAGCATGATATCATCGGTAAAAAGCCTAAAAAGGAGTGGCTAGGACCGGGAATTGACTCGGTGTCGTTTTCGGTGCAGTTAGATGCGAGACTCGGACTGAATCCCCGAAAAGAGCTGGACAGACTGACTGAGTTGGGTAGGGCAGGCAAGGCGCTACCGTTGATTATTGGACGTAAGGGTGTAGGAACTGGGCTCTGGATAATTACGGACATGTCTCAAGCTTGGGAGACCATGGACAATATTGGGAATGTCCTCACGTCGAATGTGAATATTACGCTGGAGGAGTATGTGAAATGATCTATACCGTTGATATGACTCAGCCATCGACAATCAATTTTGCGCCAGAGAGCAAAGCGGAGGAAGTGGCTCAGAACATCCGAACAATATTAACCACTCCGCTCGGTAGCGCACCGCTTGCCCGTGACATCGGTCTGGATTACTCCATTATTGACGAACCTGGACCGATTGCCGAGGCAAGGACTGCAGCGGAGGTAACTACGGCAGTAGCAATGCAGGAACCGCGTGCGCAAATTGTAGAGGTATCCTTTAATGGGGTGTTGTCAGATGCCTTGACAGGACGCTTAAAGCCTGTGATCAAGTTTACACTGGCAGAAGGAGTGGAGTGACTTGGTACAATATGTAGATTTGCCAGATATTCAGTTCGCTGCTGAAGATGCAGCAGACATACAACAAAATATTATTACCGTGTACGAGGGCATAACTGACCGTACACTTAAGCCTGCCGATCCGGTAAGGCTTTTTTTGTCTTCGCTAGCCGCCGTTATTGTTCAGCAGCGAGTGCTTATCAACCGGACAGCCAAGGGTAATTTGTTGCGTTATGCTTCTGGCGTATTACTAGATCAAAAGGCGGCGGATTATGGATTGGAGCGATTGGATGCAGCTGCAGCGATTACGACGATACAGTTTACGTTATCAATTCCGTTGTCTTCAGCTACATCTATACCGGTGGGAACAAGAATAGGACCACAGGGCGGTGAAGGATCTATTTACTTCATCACTACTGAGTATTTGGAGATCCCTGCCGGAGTAACAAGGGGAGTAGTTACAGCGGAGTGCTCAGAAAGCGGGATTGCTGGGAATGGATTTTTGCCAGGACAGATTAACGTCTTAATGGACCCTAGACCATTTGTACAGTCTGTCACCAATTTGACCACTAGTAGCGGTGGCGCGGCGGAAGAGGTGGACGCTGCCTTTAAGGAGCGAATACGTGCAGCTCCAGATTCCTATAGTACAGCAGGTGCGCAAGGGTCTTATGAGTTTTGGGCAAAATCTACGTCCTCAGCAATATTGGACGTTCACGCTTTTTCACCTAGAGATAATGAAGTTGAGGTAGTGCCATTACTTATCGGTGGGCAGATTCCTGGACAAGACGTACTTGACGCGGTTGCTGATGTGCTCAATGACCGTTATATCAGACCTCTAACGGATAAAGTTTCTGTTAGGGCTCCGACGGCAGTGACTTACAATACGACTGCTATGTATTACATCAATCGAAGTCGAGCGGCAGAGGTGACAAGCATACAGTCAGCAGTAGTGGCGGCTGTTGATGCGTACCATGTATGGCAGCGTTCTAAGCTCGGGCGACACATTAATCCATCGGAGTTAATTGCTCGAATTATGGCAGCTGGAGCTATGCGTGTTGTCGTTACTGCACCGGTTTATAAGGAGCTGACGGCCGTACAGGTCGCACAGGAGGGTACTGCAACAATTTCCTATGGGGGGCTGGTGGATGATTAATTTAAAATCCGCGAGTCTTCTTGATATTTTACCGCCATCTCTAAGTTCAGACCCAGCAATGACCGCAGCAGCAACAGCTTTGGATGCTCAGCTCCAGGAAACCACTGTTCTAATTTCTATCCTAGATATTTTAGGGAGATCAGCTGAGTGGTCTGACACTGAAGCGGATGAATTGGCCTGGCAATACAATACGCCTTACTATGATCCCGATTTATTTTTGGAGCAAAGGCGACGCTTGGTCAAAAACTCAATTCCTCTACACCGTCATAAGGGTACTCCAGGAGCTCTTGAAAATGTTCTCTCCATCATCTTCAAAAATGCCCAGGTAGTAGAGTGGTTTGAATACGGGGGAGCACCGGGACACTTTAAGGTATCAATCCAAGAGATTATAAATTTGGATGTATACAGTAAGGCGATTGCCGCAATCAACTCGGTTAAAAATGTGCGGAGTGTCTTGGACACCATCGAAACCGTATTTGAGTATAGCCGTGGTTTGGAAATCTCGAACGGTTACTCAACACTCAGTTACCCATATCAGGCATTTGCAAGCCAAACGCTTTATGCAGGAGTTCCGTACAACGGTCCAGCCGTTGTCAATGTCCCAACAGCACCAGTATATAACAGCGGAACAATAGAGGAGACCAGTACTTTCACTCGAACCCTGCAAGCATCTTATCCAATTACTGGACTTATCTATGTTGGTAGCAGCGGGGTTATAATCCCACCTATGATTAGACCGGACGATCAGGCAGCGAACTACAGTAGCGGAGAAGAATTTAGCAGTTCCTATCAGACAAAGCTGCAGGAGACTTACAAGCTTGTAGGTACAATTTATTCAGGAGGGGAGTTGATTAAATAAATGGCACTGACAACAGTAGCTTTAACTAAAACAAAAGCTTGGTTTCAGAATATGATCTCGCATGGAACTTATACAATTGGGAATGTAACGACAAATATGCCTATTCATTCCTTATCGTTGACAGGGGACGTTATCACATTGCGATTTCTTCTGGCTGACAACGTGAGTGGTAATATTACACGTTTTCGAGTGATCGACAAAGACGGAGAGATTTTCGATGATCAGCCGGATTCGATTCAGAAACCTGCCATCAATGGTCTTTTAATAACTTTTAAGTACACAATTTCGAAAGTATAGGGGGACTGTTCATAAATGACCATATATAGCAAAACAGCTTGGAAAGACCATATCGTAGACAGTGGCGGGCAAGTAGTCCAGCAGGGTACGCCTTTAAGCGCTGGAAACCTTTTGAAGCTGGAAGAGGGCCTGGCCAATGCGACAGCGTTAACGGCTGGAGAACTAGGAGCGGCTAACGCTCACAGCGGCGTTTTACAGCACATTTCTGCGATTAACCCGGCCTTTATTGGGATTTCGGCCGAGCATTTACCGGGGCAGGTATACGTACCGAACCCCGCACAGCAGCTTAATAACACCTCATTCCCTGGTTCTATTAATGGGCTGCGTATGGGGCCTATAGACGCGCTGATCGCGGGGCATAGGTTACGGGTAGTCAATTACGGGAACTTGGAACTAGGCGTATTATTCTACCTTCCCGAGCCGCCTACCGAAGGAACCCGCGACGACCTTGTTTTTTTAGAAGCCTGGCGGGATCAAACGACGCAGGAATGGAAAAGCCGTATTCGTACTGTAGCTGGCGTAGACTTTACCTCTACCCCAAATACGGACGGATTCACTTATCCTATAAACACAGCAAAAGGCGCCGTAGCACAGGCCCAAGGGGGAAATACCGAACCGCTCAATTACCCTATAGGAAACTTTTACACAGACCCTATACACAAATGGGGCGGTTTTTACGGCGTGAACCAACGAAAAGGAGCGCAGCCAGCCGGCAAAAAGGTTTATCTGGAAGACGTAGGCCTGTTCATGGCAGGAGAGGGCGACACTGCAAGTAAAACTGCACTAAAAACCTACGACGGCTACGTATATGCAATCCCGTTATTTAAAGTTAACCGGAGGAATACAGGTGGTTATAGTGTGAATAATCCGAATGGAGCTAGAGTTTACAAACCCGTAGGCATTATAACGGATGCGGACGGAATAGCACCACAAGCGACTGAAACAGTTACTTTATCCAGCGGGTATACCATGGGCGAAATTAAGGCGGGGGATCGCCTGGTTGATAGTTTCGGTAACTTATATTTTGAGGTTGTCACGGTTCTTTCTTCTACGTCCCTATCTGTTAAAAACCTAAGATCGGTTACGGTCATAGGATCAATAAGCCCGCTTAGTTTACCGACTTTACGACCAGACAACCTATACGCTAACATCATCGACGAACGCGACATAACCGACCTACGGCACAAGACGTACCTGGTAGCACCGTGCTATGAACAGCTACTGATAGACGGTACAGACCAAATCCTTCGCGGTGCGTCCCAGGTTGATCGTAAAAAGGCAATGCGGAAAACTTACGTAGGTGTACGAAAAACACCTCTGGATGCTAATCATTTATTTTATGCGTCATTTGATGGTACAGTAACAGCCGAGATCGGTGGGCCTACCAGCGTAAAGGCTGTCTACGCACCTAGCGCTACGGGTGCAGGTAAAGTTATGCAAGAAGCCGATAAACTTGTAACCACGGTATCCGGTCCGAAGGTTACGGTAGAAGCCTTTTTCCGTACATCGGAATTATTCCGGGTTATCGGCGGAGCCAACCCTCGAACCATTTTCAAAATGATCTATGATGCTGGTACACTTGCAAACTTCAATTTGGCTAAACATCCAACGTTAGCCAACGCGTTTTATGTTTTGGGTAGTGTTGTTACTGTAGCCATACCAAATACAGGTTTTACACACCTTAGATTCACCTATAACGCAGACACACACCTGCTTTCGTTTTACGTTAACGGGACTTTAGCTGCCTCATATACTGCGGCATCAACTATTAATAACATTGCCGAAGTATGGGCTGGCGAGATTGTGAACTGGGGTTACCTAGGCGTCATGTCTGACTTTGCTGTAAGTAACATTGACCGGGGCGCGACCTTTGCCACACTTCCTGCTGACTTTATCGCAGGGTATGCGGATATTACAGCCGCCTTAAGCGACCAGCGCCGGATCAATAGTGATGCTCAAACTTCCCAGAAATCGTATGCAGCAGCCAAAGTGAAGAACCAGCCGCAAGAGCGCTGCATAACAGTTACAAAGGGAACCGGCACGAATACGGCAACCTGGGAAGCTGGGGACAAGATCAAGGTAAAAGGTCTAGCAGGCGAGATTATCAGCGGGGTGATTGATAGCGATACGGCCTTAGCAACTATTCGACCTAACCCTAATGGCTCCAACTACGCAGGTTCGCCAGTAACCGTTTATGTTGACGATGTTAGTAAACTGTCAGTGGGCGATAAGTTCACAGCACCGTCCATAGGAAATGCAGTACAAACTATATCAGCCATTGATACGACAGCAAAAACAGTCACTTTTGATAACCCGTCGGGATGGGTAATTAGTACCGCAATCACTCCCACAACGATTTATGAAATAACAGCCAGCAGCTCCAGCCCTGTAGTTCGTGCAATCATTGCCGGTTCTTCGACTCCTGTACCCGGAACTTGGACAGCCCTTGGAACGAACGAAGCCGAAATAACTCTGGTAACCCCACCTGTTGGACTAGTCTCCCAGGATATCATTATTGAGTACAGTCTTAACATGCCAGCGGGCCAGGGATCGTTGTATCAGGTGTACACGAAGATCCTGGAAGGGGAAGCGAACGGTAAGCGGCTAATCCCTGCCGTGACTGCCGTAGTAGATGACTTTGTGGGCAAAGTCGCAGGAAGTACAATTACATGCCCGAATAAGGCTTATAGCGCATTAAATGGTACGACGTCTACACCATCCGCACCGGGTACAGAATTTACCCAAGCCGAATACGACGCGGTTAAGCTGACGGATAATTCGCTAAAAACGGTAACTACAACAGTTAATGGGCAGCAGGCGGCCGTTATCGCATCCTTTGATGTGGTTCGTCTGTTTGAGGACAAGTATGGAAAGATTCCGGGAGCTTATAGCCTAAGCGAGAAAATCGCCTGGATTAAATCCAACATTGCAGCCATCGGGGGCGCTGCAATAGGAACTGCAGCAGGTCCCGATGGCTCAAAGCATTCCCTGGGAGCCTGGGCCGTAACTAATGCCGCATTTATGTACGCAAACAGTGCCACACCTAGCGGGGTATCTACTATCGTCTGGGAAGTGTCTAACGGCAGCCAGTCTAATTTTATTGACGCTAACGGCTTTTTCCACCTAATTTACTATACTGACGCTTCAAACGGTGTAACCGCGTCAACGGTAAGCCTTGATTATGTATACGCATATCTGCGGCTGGTTAGCCGGGCAGGGTATGAGCTGCTGGTCCCCGAAAATAATCGCCGGGACGCAGGCCTAGGCGGGGCGTTGTACGTCCGCAGACAGACCCGTGAAGTGGAAAGCCTGTTTTCTGGGAACGACGAAGATAACGGTATTATGGTTATCGGGGATTATGTACCTACGCAGGAAATCGCAACGGCCACATTGAGCGATACACAGGACGTATTGATAGGGATGCAGGGCTTTGTCACAACGGCAGGAACAAACCGGGCATACGATACCGGCGGTACGATTCGGCTGGCGAATGCAATTTCCCGGGTGCTAGGTCCAGGGGATGATTTGAATTACAAGGTCGATCCGCAAACGTTAGTAAGTACAGCAGCCTATGACCGGAGTGCAGCTGCCGGAGTCCTTCGGTACTGGTATCCTGATCTTCCTTATGGGTGGGGTGCAAGTATCGCAGTCTTTTCGGCTGGAGTTCCTACCTGGGCCACGAATATTGCGGAATTTCTTATCGGGATGCCTTCCTTGGTAATCTTAAATGGTGAATTGTTGATAATGATTCGATGCAGAAAACGTAGCAGTATGTCCGATATCGGGCTGGGTGGTGACGGTGGAGCAGGTTTTGTAAGGTACTTCCGGCTGCCGGGCCGCCCACTAATCAAAAACTAAGGAGGATTACCGTATGGATAACGTTACATTTAGCCGAACCGATCACACTGTTACCGGGCTTAATCGTCCGGCTGGTCCTTTTGAATATTTTTTAGCCTTGCCCTTCCCGATCACAGTCACGAAGTCAATAGCTGGGGTTAACGGGGAGAAACAGAAGACAGACGAAAAGGGACAGCTGATATACAAAGGCGACCTGGCTGCAGACGATAACGGACTGGAAACGTACAACGAAGTTACTACCGCCCGAGTCGCTACAGCCTGGAATGAAGTAAGCCAGGACTATAAGCTAGTCAACGAAGACGGCAGCACGACGCCGATTACGAACAAGGCAAAGGTCGCCACAGCCTGGGACGATCTACAGCCAGTTATGGTTCCGAACGTTGTCTACAATAGTGTATCTTTTGCAGAGCAGCCCAGCCTGTTCACCTTCGACGAGCTGAACGCCGCGAAGTGTGCGAGTTTAGAGAAAGCCTACAAAGGAAAGCTGCTGCTTTATTATGACGAAGACTTTAGCCTGGAAAACTTCGCGGTAGACCTGGCAGAGCATGCCGCTAACATGGGGGACGGTGTAATTGCCCTTCATCCCCGCGGCAAATGCAGAACAGTTAAACTGCCGCTAGGGGAAAGCGTGGATAAGGTTCAGCTGTACCTGGAAGCCCAGGACGGGATAAGCGTCGAAGTGGGGGCCACTGCAGGTAGCTTAACTGCCGTCGTAGATGGAGCTGCGCAGCTGCCAAATGCAGCAGACGCGTTGTATATACGCTTTACTAACACCACAGACAGTTATAAAGAGGTCTACGCCTTTGGAATTTTGGGATAAAGCAAGCATTACAGATAGCGCCACATGGGCGTTTTTATTTTGCCCTCATAGCTGTTACGGGGGCTATTTATTGAGGGGGAGATAAGGTGGAGCCTACAACAATCATAGCAATGATTGCGGCAATAAGTGGGGTTGTTTTGGGGTGGACGGGGAAAACCCAGGCATTTAAAAAAGAAGTTGCTCAAGAGGCTGGCAACGGCGCATCACTGCGTACTGACGTTGAATACATCAAGCGTGGTGTGGATGATATGCGGCTGGAACAACGAGCACAAGGTCAGAGGTTCGATGTTCTCGCTGAACGTGTGACACGTATTGAAGAAGCTTCTAAATCTTATCACAAACGTCTGGATCGATTCGAAGAAAATAGAAGGGGGGATTTATCGTAATGGAATGGAATGCAGTAGCAAATTTTATTAAACCGGAATTATTAATCGTCGTGGCAGTCTGCTGGATCTTCGGGTATATGCTTAAGCAAACACCGCGAGTGCCGGACTGGACAATCATTTACGCGGTCACTTTAGTTGCAATTATCTTAGTCGTACTGATTACTGGCTTTAACGTGGATAGTGTACTTCAAGCGATATTATGTAGTGCAGTAGCTGTGTACGGCAATCAGTTGGTTAAGCAAACCAAAAAAGGCACTGATGAAAATAAATCTGCATAGGAGGATGGGAAATGAATCGTAAAATATCACGAGTGGGAATCGACCTTATCAAATCATTCGAGGGCTGCCGCCTGAAGGCGTACAAGCCCGTACCCACAGAAACCTATTATACAATCGGATGGGGCCACTATGGCCCTGATGTCAAAGAAGGGATGTCCATCACGCAGGTGAAGGCTGACAGTATGTTAGTTTCCGATCTAGCAAAGTACGAATCGTATGTTAATGATCCAGACTATGTGCCGGTTACAGCCCAGCTTAATCAGAATCAATTTGATGCTCTGGTGAGCTTCTGCTACAACTGCGGCAACGGTAGCTTAAAAAAGCTTTGTGTTGGTCGGACGATAACGGAGATCGCTCAAAACATCACTAAGTACAACAAGGGTGGAGGTAACATACTGGCGGGGTTGGTGCGTCGTCGCAAGGCTGAGTTGGATCTATTCAATAAGACCGTAGAGGCGGTCAAGGAGGACGAGAAATTGGAACTGACTACTTATCAGTGGGGCACGTTACGTGTTCAGGTTAAGGCATTGCTAGACGAAGGGAAGATCAATGACACATCTTGGTTAAATAAGATTGATAAAAAGACGCTGACAGTATCAGAACTTACATGGCTGACGTTTACAGTTGCTAAAAAATAAGAAACAGGAGACTATCAAATCTCAAGCGTTTGGAATTTTGCCCACTGGCTTCGGCTGGTGGGCTTTTTGTGTTTTCAAGGAACAATGTATGTTAAGCCATTATTGGCCGCAATGCCATGCGGCCATGGGTTTATCTTTCAACGCTTCTTTGCTTTGACCAGCGCTACCAGAGACACGACCAGCGCCGACACAATGACTATCCAGGTGATTACGTTCAGCATATAGTTTCCTCCTTTAGAGGGGCCGTAGCCCCTGCGTTACTTAAAGAAAATCTTTGAAACTGATGGTGACTGTTCGAGATCAAAAAGCTCATCCTCTGTCACCCAAATTTGATTTGATCCACCAAAATTCCAGAGAACTATAGCTAATCTCGCCATTTTCTTATTTCCTCCTGTGTATGCCCGCTGGCTAATTGTATCGTTCAAACCGTTTATGTTATGATTGGGTGGAGAGCAAGGGGTGCAACCCTTACTCTCCGGGAACCTATTTACGTTTGCGTGGTCCGCGGCGTTTTTTGGTTCCTTTCTTTTTGTCCTTCAGCAGCAGCGTTGCGGTAATGAGTTGAATGATTGCTGTAAGGAGCGTAACCCAATCTTTCATGTGCCTTGTTCACCTCCTTTCTTATCTTAATTATATACTGGTACCAGTATATTGTCAACGTATTTATATACTGGTAACAGTATATTTTTTGTGGTATCCTATATCAAAGGGGTGATAACCTATGGAACAGCAAGGTAAGGCATCAACACGCGCAAAGGATAAGTACAACGCCGCAAATTATGATCAAGTAAAGCTTTGGGTTAGAAAAGGCGACAGAGAAAGGATTGACGCTGTTGCTAAACAACTTGATAAGAGTCGCAACGCCTTCATTTTGGAAGCGATAGAAGAAAAGATAGCAAGAGAATGTACAGAGCCGCCACAGGAGTAGTCCTGAACGGCTCTTTTTTGTCATAAAAAACCATTGATTAAAAATCCAATAAGCGCATATAATACAAACAAATGTTCTTATTTTTGGAGGATGATTATGCTTAGTGATACTGCACGTAAATTATTAATGATCATGACCCACTCAGCAAATCATCACGCTCATATGCCAAGTTTACCGGAGTTAGAACGGCTCAGTGGACGTATGCCAGTCCCTATAAAAGCAGCTTTACGGGAACTGGTACAGGAAAACTATATCGAGTGGAATCCAAACATGCCACCTGAGACAGCGATCATAATAGAGGGATGGGAACGCCCTGACCCACGGTTAAAAAGACATGAGTCAGTGCCGCAGGATATACAGTGGGGCATTAATGGTAGCAACATCGAATACTGGACTAAGTACTAGGAGGGTTACGACTGGATTAAAATAGAGGATGTATTAGATGTGAGTACATAGTAAATTACCAAGCGTTTGGGAATATGACAAAGCCCTACTAACCTTTAGTTGGTTGGTAGGGCTTTATTGTTTATTGCAACAATATAACTACAAGTATTTAGAGTTTTTTGATAAATCAGATATTAGTTCAGTTGATGTTCGAGGCTGAGCTGTAATCTTATTTGTAATACTTGTTTCAATATTATTTACCTTATTTGAAAGGTTTTCTATATATTCAAGAAGTGTAGCAAAGGCCAAAGTGAAAATGCCTGATATTCCGCCTGCCACCCACATGGTCAACATATATCCCCATGCAAAATTTTTATCCTCCCACGAATACTCTGGTTTTGGTGCAAATATATTGCCTGCAATAATTCCTCCGATAAAAGCAACTCCAATTGTTATGTACGCTACCCACCTCAAGGCTTTAATCAA